CCAAAGTCCTTTAAGGTCACCCCAGACCACGCCGTACTCTCAGTTCCATTATACACCAACTTGTAAACATTTACCACACTTTTATCACCACCTTTATTGGTTTCTCTTTGTGCAACTATGAATTTAACATATTTCTCCAACTTAACTGGTTCATTCACAAATTCGACCCCGCCACTATCATTGATTATGTAGTCTTGTTTGTAATATCTTGTTTCACCCACAGACTTATCTACAAACCGATACACAATATGATCATCGTATAATTCTTCAAGCATGCAGTAACCTTTATCACTATCCATAACACTAAGTCTATCCTCAACCTTATATAACAGGTCTCTATAGTTCGTCTGTAATGTCTTTATAAGCACAGTATCATTACTCTTGGAGTTCACACCAAGACCACACCCATCCTCTAACGAGCAGGCCCCCCTTTCATTAGGTAGAATGGCCAAGTGGTCAGGTCTATGATTCCGCGCTACCCCGATATACTTTTCATTCTTCCACTCACCAGGAATCATATCATCATCGGTGAACACACCAACGCTGACATCAACAGCCTTGCCCTCCCTGAGCAACTTGAGAATTTCTGGTGCGACCTGTGCAGCCCTGTTCTCATTGATCCATGCCTCAGCCTTAAGTTTACCATCTTCAAATCGTGTGTTGTAAACTCTACCAATAACCCGCTCATCTACTAACTCTGGAGAGTTAGCAGAAACATAAAACCCTCGTTCGTCCTCTGGATGATAAACCACAACTGGTATGCCATTCCACGACTCTGGTATCTTACCCAACTCTTCAGCTGGGTGGTAAAGTGGGCCGTGACTGCCAGCATGAACTCCTTCTACCATCATTACAACAGGAACAACCAAGTGCTTCTCTCCCTGATGCTTTTTGACTGTGATCGTATAAGGTGTCTCTGTTCTTATTTGGTTATACGCTGATGCTGAATTGCCAGCCACACCATTTGCCTGCTTGATAGCACTAACCTCACATGTCTTCTGATCTCCCCCCTCCTTTAAGCACCGCTCAAGGGCTGAATTGGCAATTGCAACCCACTGTCGCTTCTCTTTGTCCGTAAGTCCTTTCTTGAATCTATCCACATCGTCAACTGTCCACGGCATTGACTACTCACCTCCTTTCTTACCCTTAACAGGAACAATAGTGCATCTACAATTCGGATGAACTGGTATTAACCTTTCAGCTTCTTCCAAACTGTACTGCCTGCATATATTGATTGAAATTTGTTATTCGTTTCAATCGTATCATATCGCGTATACGTAATTGATCTTGTAATGACAACCTTGAAAAGATACCACTTTGCATATCCTGAGCAATCTTTCTACTATCTTCAATTTTCATTTCAATCAATCCCCCAAAACAGTTAACGCTGTTCTGTTAACAACAACAAAGTAATCCTGTTCCCCTCCACCAGCAATAGGAACTCTTATAGCATCATATCCTTTCAAAGCGCAATACCTACCCGGATCCTTGCCTAATTCCTTAAAAGATAACCATACACTTGCTTGCTCTTCTGTTAAGGTACCTTCATTAACCAATTTTGATATCGGAACAAAACCAGTTTTCGACTCAACTTTCTTACTCCATTCAGCCATTTCCTTTTTAAGATCATCCCAATGTATAACTTTAGCTGATTCTGGTAGTTTGGCAGTTATAACATTTTCCGCCTTATCAAGCGCATAACCCAGAGCTTCCCTTTTGGACATAGCAAAATAGTTACCATTTCCGTAGACCCCAGTTCCACCAAAATACTCTCCAGAAAGAAATTGAATCTTATGTAAAGGATCTGTAACACCACGGTAAAGAGTTATGCCTTTTATGGAATCGAACTGTTCTTTAGAAACGCGGTTGGGTAAACCATCCATTTTTTGCAGCTTGACTAATTGAACCAACCAATTATCCGCCAAACGCGTAACAGTATTTTCCCCATGACCTGACGATGTGTAATAGTAAGAATCTTGCCGTAAAATATCGTATATTGGGCTGTCAGGACTTATATCAGGAAGCGACCAATCGTTCCTTTCTTCAGAAGGTAATTCAATAGGTTCCTCCTCTTTACTTTCTTTCTTACCCTTAACAGGAACAATAGTGCATCTACAATTCGGATGAACTGGTATTAACCTTTCAGCTTCCTCCAAACTGTACTGCTTCCCTTCCAAACCTGCACAATCTGGACACACTCTGCCGTCCTTGGCCGTGGCCAACTCAGCAACCACATACACCCCTTCAACTTCCCAACTCTTCATTTCCGCTACTTTAGCTTGATGGTGTGCTCGTATGATCTCAGTTCTTGCCAACATTTCCGCTCTTCGTTTAGCAGGTATAAACCTACCCAAAGTGTCGGTTATCCCAAGATCAACACCAACACCTGACACTACCTTGTTCAACATTTGTGCCAACTGTCGAGGGTTACGTCCTTCAGCCATTCCTAACGACAAAACTTTGCTGATCTGGTTCGCCATAGCATCGATGATCCCCTTCAACTCCGAATAAGTTCTTGTATATAGCAGCCCTATTCTGTCAGCATGCATTGGGCCATTCAGAACAACTCCAAGTCCGCCTTGTTTCTCAAGTTCAGGAACATCATACCCAGCCTTTATTATCTCACTACGGGCCTTCATTAACCCTTTCTGATACGCACTTTGAATGTATGTGTTAGTCCACGCCTGTTCTATCGCCTGTCCTAATTGTTCTCCCTGTTTAACCTCCAACAAACCATCTCGCACTTGTCGGTCTAACCAGTCCATGAATGCGGCAACCTTATCTTGACTACGTGGGAAATTGAAGGCCTTGTTAAGTGGGGCAGCATAACCACTCAATTCATTCAGCCCAAAGCAATCCCTATCAACAATCGCTTCCTTGATATCCTTGATAAGATTGTCAAATCGTTTCTTAAGTTCACGAGCAAACTGGTTACGAATAGCAGTCGTGTGTGTGGGGTCGTAACTGCGTAGGATCTTTCTCTTGTTTACTGCAAACTTAAGATTACTGCTCTTCTTCTTCAACGTCGCCTTCTTCAAGTAGGCTCTCTTCCTCCTCAGGTAATTCCTCTGGTTCAGGCAACATGCCTGCTTGCTCTTCCTCAACCTCACTCATTCTAAGTTCGTCTATCCATTCAATCTCCTCATCCTCTAACGCCATTACGTATTTGTAGAACGCCTCTGGAGGTAGGAAGTCACTTGCCCCTGGGCTCATGACATAGTCCTTCAGAGCAATAGCTCGAGTCTGTCCGATAGCAACTTTATCCTTTTTACTCAAACTCCACAGGTCTTCCCAAACTACATTGTAATCATCTGAAGGTTTAGGCAATGCCCCAACTTCGATGCACCTGTCAATAAACGGCCTTACAATTACAGGCTCAGCATATTCAGTTCTCCTATCAGCGATCAAGGTCAGCCAATTATCCCAATCCTGAGAACTCGCTAACTCCCCACGTTCACTGCCCATTAAAATACGCTTCGGGATACCAGTAACTGCGCTTATCATAGAAACGATTGCATCTATATTGCTACTCGGGTCTGCCACCTGTTGGGCCAATGATTCTAATGATATCCCCTTGTTAATGATGAACCTGCGTAAGTTATGTTCGAACTCGTCAATTTGCCGTTCAAGCTCCTCTACATCCTTATCGTTAATCGTAAAGTCCTCATCCAGTTTTCCTTGGTACCCTGGGCGTGCCCCTCTCCAGAACATCTCAGCACTACCACCAACAACCTTTTCCAAGTCCATTAGCCTATTATATGCAGCTTCCAATCTTGGGATACCTTCTACTTCTCCCTCAAGAAGCTGACTGACCACATGAATAACCCTGGTATGGTGGACATTGATCACAGAGGTAGAACCACCACCAGGAGTGGTGAATGTTATCTGGTATATGGTGGGCAGTCCGTATCGCTCATTATTAGGGTTCGTTTCGTATTCAGAGATTATTGCATTAGCTTCACTTACTGGCTTAACATACTTTAACTTTCGATTACTCCCTTTAACAGGATTCTTCATATCAGAAGTGTTCTTAACGTCGTCAAAACCCAACACAAGAAGTGCATACCTACCTAACCCAGCAAGTCGGTCTATTCTTGAAAAGCATGACTTAATCTTCAACTGTTTTTCTAAGTCGTCCCAAGCCTTTTCGAATGCTGTGTAGTCCGCCTTGCTCTCCATTACAGTCAAAGAACCCCGCCAAGTTGCACTAACAGGTCTATCAATGATTGCCTTAGCCATATCCTGCCTACGATATCTAAGGTAGTAATCTTCAAATCGAACATCAACAGGATAACCAAGCGTGGCATACAAATCTCGATCACCATTATATTGCACACCCAACTTAGTAGCCAACATAGCCCTGCCAACCAACTCACTTAATGTGTTAAGTCTTGATTGCAATTCCCCAACCTTCGCCATCTCTTCACCTCGTTCTTATCAAGACCTTATTACGCAATATCGGGCCAGCCTGTTTTCTGTGTTTGGTCATGAACATTATACCATATCTTAAAGCATCCATAGAATGATCATTCTGCTTGACTGGCTTATCCTCCCCCTTAGCTTGCGCCTTAGCATCCCAAACATAAGATGCAAACTCCTTCCGAACATTCTCACATGATCTATGAACATACAATTGATCCTGCCCAAGTAAAGATGCCACTCTACGTATGCCGTCAACAACAGCATTATCGGCATCTTGAAGGTTCAGTCCTCTACGTTCACACTCAACCTTGAACGAAGCAGCTGAAGGGTCAACCACTACTCGATCAATACGTACCTTTGAATTGTTTATGAATGTGATCAGGTCGTCGCAATGCTCAACG